GTATATCCAATGCTCCTTTGTAGTGGGGTTTAGGATTAATAGGACTCGGTTCTTGGCGTCCTTTGATCTAATTGAGTAGTCTATCTTATCAAAGCTCTCCTCATCCATAAGCTCTTCTGCTTCATCCAATACAAATGTATTGATACCACTAATCGACTTAAGTTTCGCTGTCTGGTCTCCAGAGGCTGTCTTTATACCGGAGAAGTATATGAAACTACCCGTGGCTTTATTCTTGATATCATACTTGGTTACGTCAAAGTTATCCCTAGCCCCCATTAAATCTATCTTCTCCAGGAATTCTGGGATAATGGACATTGAAGCTGAAGACATAGTGTATCGTGTAAACAATACTCCTATGTTTTGCTGATAAGTCAAAAGGTTCAGAAACACCGTTGCTGCAAACGATTTCCCCGAACCTCTTCCTCCAGTAATTACAAAGTACCTACTGTCGCTATTAAATAGTGGCTGATACTTTGGGTGTAAACTTAGACTGCTCATAACTGTATAAGATTTCTTTTTTAACTAAATACGCTTTCTTCTCCTTCGTATCTCCCTTGGCTGTAAAACTGTAAAGCCTTAGGTTATTTTCCTCTATACATTTTCTTATCATATCTGGTAGCATCCAATGAAATTCATAGCCATCATGGATAACCCAGTAATCTGCTTTGGTAGTTGATAGTGCAGAAGGCTTTCCATTGAATTCAACTTCTATCACTATATTACCTGTGTACTTACTTTTCTCGTCACTCTTAACCTCAACAGACTTTTGAACTTCTGGAACATATATATCCCAGTCCTTAAAATACCCATCAACAATATATGCCTCTGGATACTTCTTGTTTATATGGGATAGCACCATTTCTTCTATCTGTTTACCCCTCGCTAAATCCTTGTGAAACGTCAGCATTCTTACTTAGCTTTTCTAATCTTTCAATTCTTTCTAGACATAGAACCACTATCATCTCTAGTCGCTCTATTTTGTTCTTCATTTCTATTAGCTTCGATTCTTTCATTCTCTGGAGTTATATCTATTGTTTTAGGTTGGGCGAAATCTATGATCGGTATATTGATTTTTGTGTTTACGTCAATCTGTTGCATCTCTTTCGGCTTCCCGTATCTATAATTCATAATGTAGTCCCAGTGCTTTGAAGAACCTCCCTTGGCTAACTTTGCAACTTCCTGCCACATCTTCTCCTCACTACCAAACACTTTCTTAAGTGCAGATAGTGTGAGTCTATTTATATCTTTCTCTGCTATTTTTCTTGGACGTCCTTGTCCCCTGGAGATTCCCTTGATAGCTCCATTGTTTCTTCTTCCGTCTAATTTCTTTGGTTTATTTTCCTCTGACATTCTATTCAAATGTTAGCATTAGCATTATTATTATCGCCCCTATTAGGTAAAACATACGCTCTCTTTTTTAGTTCATTGTTTTCTCTCTTTAGTAATATGTTTTGGCGTATTAAATCCTCAACATACTTTGCCCTATTATTCTTATCAATATCTTCCTTAATAAGTTCGCAGGCTCTAATGTAATCGGTCTCGTTCCAAAGTAGAAAGTTATTATAGGTCTTTGTAATTGCATGGAGGGCTGTAGCATGATCTTGACCTAGGGTGCTACCTATCGCCTCTAGACTCATACTGGTGAGCTCCCGACATAAACCATAGTAAAGTGCCCTGGAGTAGACTTGCTTTCTACCCCTATACAATCTACCGGTATTTTTATTCCTCTCTAATAAATTCACTTTCATCACTTGTTGAACTCGATTCCGAATCATCATCGCTTTTTCTTCGCAGTTTCTCATAATCTATATACGCTTCTATTATTCCTTGACAGCATTCATACTGTTCTGTTTCTTCATAAAATTGTCTTAGTAAACTAATATCAGTAGGGACTAGTAGTCCAGTTGTAAGAGATATAAGTATATCCTGGTAGCACTCTTCCTTACTAGCATAAATCATAGTATACCTTCTATATAATAAGGCTCAAAGTATGTTTGACCTTCTTTTATCAACCTGTAGTTTTCTATACCGTCCTCTACGATTTGTTTACCACTTAGGTAAAATTCTTCAGATACAGTAAAGAAACCAAATTCACCAGTAGATTTATCGACTGCAATAAATACCCAGTTCGTATAGTCTATACCAAACAATTCAGTGTAGATATATACTTGTGCAGAGTATCCATACTTCCAGGCGTCACTCTTAAACCACTTTATGTTTTGACAAGTCTTAAGGTCTGCTATATAACCATCGCCTAGGATGTCAGCCTTAGCTCTAAAACAAAACCCACCAATATTCCCTACAGCAGGAACTTCAGCCCTACTATGTTTAAGGATGTGATCCACCTTAGAGCAGGATAGGAAGGTCTCCGCAACCTCTTCCACTTTATCCTTATCTTTTTGGAGAAACACTCTGCCATGTTCGGCTAATGCTTCCTTCCATAAATTACCCGCTCTTTTTGGTGCATCAACAAACTTCTGGTTTCTGTATACTTCTGGTTCTAATATGTACCAATGAAAAAGAGAGCCAAAGTCAAACGCTGGGTTTGGCTGACTCTCTCCACCGATAGACGCTAGATACTTGTTAGGGTCTTTGGCTAAAAGTTTTATTGAAGAGGATGAGAGACTGTTCTGTCCCATATACCCGAAATAGAATTCATCGTCCTGCATCTTCTCCAGAAGTTCACTCTCGTGCCATGCCTTATCGTCTAGCGTAAATATCATATTAATCGTAATCGTATAGTTCGTTAGTATCTTCTTTTCTTTTCGGATACCTTTCGTACTGTTCTTGTTCCATCCAATGAAGTTCAGCTCTACACTCCTCTCCTAGTGGATACTCTTGTTGTAGCTTCTCAAATTCTCTCTTACTAAATCCCATAACTAAATTGTTTTCACTAAATACTTAATTGTCTTCTCCACTAGCTCCAATAAGAAGCTTAGTGGCTTTTCTAGAGATAAGTAGATAACTAATAGTATTGTTTCAACAATGTAGAAAAATACCAGTAGCACTAGTGCCATGGATAATTTAGGGAGTTTTAAGATTGCGTGTAATAGTTTCATAATGTTTTCCTTTTTAACAAAGCTAAACAAAATTATGGAACTGACAAATTATTTTTTAGGATTGAAATTATCTTTCCAGATTCCTTGGCATACAGCGAATCGCTGATCACGGTCTTTGAATTCACTAATCATCTTAGCGTTATTCATACATCTGGCGTTGAAATCCTTTTGTTCCTCGTACTTTTTAGGTTGCATTTTTAGTGGCATCGTCTATTTGTTTTATTAGTTTCTGTAGGTATAGTGTTGAATCCATGAGTTCTTCCTGGAGGTGCACTAGGAAGGCTCGGTGATTCTCTTTAGATTCTTCTAGCGTTGTGCCATAAGTCTCTATACCTTTATAACTGCGTTCTTTATATTTGTACAGCACCTCATCTACAATAGTGTCCTTCTTAATAGGAATTGTAGCGTCTGCATTCTCAAAATACTTTGTTACTGAATCGCTCATTGGTACTTGTCGTATACTTGTTTTACTTTAGCTTGTATGCGATTAAATTTACATGGGGTACACCCGCCAGTAATTCTCTCATTTTCATCCAGGATGCGATTATGTATTTCAAACATACGCTTTTGAGCATCCACAGATATACTGTTTCTTTTTCTAGAGAACCATTCAGTAAGCCATTCGTACTCTTGTTCTGTAAACCACTTAGGTTTCTTATATGGGAATAGCTTATTGAGGGCGTCACGTCTTTCACTGCACCCGCAGTCTTCTTCTGTTACCCAATCCACCAAAGATTTTATACCAGTGGCGGTAGTTATTTTCTCGATAGTATCACCGAGACCTTTACTCTGTTTCTCGTGCTTGGCTTTCCAGGCTCTATATTCCTTTGTCCTTTTATCGCCCTTAAATTCTGTCATAGTCTTTATTGTTTAGGTCTTCTATATCTTCTCCAAATTCTTCCCGTATCTTACTCTTGTTAGACTTAAGCGTATTGAATATCGAACTCAAACTAATAGTGGTGGCACTAGCAATAGCTCTCATGCTCATCTGGCGTTCAAAGTGTATCTCCCATAGTTTCTTATCGTACCAGTACCAAGTATCTACCCGTTTCTTTATATTGTCTACAACTTTCTGAAGGGCTTTCTCTCTCTCAATATCTGCCTCTTCATAGTTTCTATTATCCTTTATCTCTATGTATTGAACTGTTCTATTTTTCTTTTGTAAGGACGTTAGGTATATATTTCTCATAGTTACATAAACGTAATATGTGTTAATCTCGTGTTCATTGAACATTATTCTTTCTGGCTCATCTACATACTTAGATAGACGTATATACATTTCCTGTACAACTTCATTCGCTGTGTCATCACTACACTTGAATGATTTTGCCATGGCGAACCACTCATCATGTCTCTCACCTAATATATCTATTAATCTTGCCACCAATGAAACGAAATACCAAAAATACCAATAAACAACTGAATCATATATTCTGGAGACTGATCCTCTGGGTGTGGATCGTCCTCTGGTTTCATATGGGTGTCCCAATAGTTAACGCCAACACAAAGACCATAAATAGGAAATAAGGTTACATACATATTGTTAAATTTAATCTGCATAATAAGGTTTGATTGTAGCTTCTATTCTTGGGTTCTCCGTGTCTACTCCCATGTATTTACAAGTAACCTTCTTTACGATTTTTGTATTATCGTCCTCTATGCAACCATGCTGAGACATAGCATCTTGGAAGAACTTATCTACCACTGCGATTACATTCATAAGGTCTCGTTTTCTCTTATCTGGAGCAAAGTATTGGTAGTAAATTTCTATCTCACCAGAAAAAGAAAAGCCAAGGGAATCCTTGACTTCTTCATTAAACTTTATCTTAATTCTATTTTTAAACTTGTAGTACCACTTATTATACTGATTTAAGTTAAGCATAAAACGGTTCTTACCACTGAATATCCATATCGGTAATACTACGGTCTTTTCGGTTTCTGATTTCATCTACTTTCTTAAATGGCGTCTTACCACCATAATAATATCTTTGCTCTCTCACGTTAAAACTAATATCGTTTATCTCCTGCGGTATTCCTACGAGCTTCTGTTTCTTAATCTTCTGTGAACCAAAGGTAACTAAAGTATTTGAGAAATCCAAGGCACGCTCTGGACGCCATATAAACATTACATTGTCAGCCTTATCCGCAAACGTCCCCCCACCCTTTATGCGATTGACATCTGGCTTTATATATCGCCCATCATTATCTTTTATAGGGGTTACCTGGTGTGCAACTAAGTGTACTGAAATATTATAGTCTAAGGCAAATCTTTTAAGTTCACTCATAAATCTAGAGATATACAAGTCTTCTCTTTCTCCCGCCCTTAACTTATGTTGAACTGTGTTATATGGGTCTATGATCAATGAACGTATTCCTTTTGTCTTCACTAGGTACTTAGCCCTATTAAATATAGAATCTAGCTGAAAATCTTTCCTAGGGAATATGAGATAGAAATGCTTCTTTACAAATTCCATTGCTTCCTTGTATTCTTCTATAGACATCTGTAGATTACCATGGAAAGGGTCAGATGATTTACCAGCGTACATTTCAATAATATCATTAAAGAAATCATTCATTGGCATATTCTCTGGCGAGAAAACAGCAAACTTCCACCCATCATGGAACGCCTTTAGTGTAGCTAATTGATTTAAGAATAGTGACTTTCCTTCGTTCTGGTAACCCGTCCAGATATTGACCTCACCATTTCGCCACGTCCATGCTCGATCTATTGCAGATACATGAGTTGTTGAACCTCTTTCTAGTCCATTGTGGTATCCGTCCAACATAGACTTCTCTACATCGCCAACATTAAAGATACCTTCCATCTTTGGATTAGAGGCACTTTTAAGCCTTCTCTGAAGACTTTCTGCACCTTCTGATAGTAATACCTCATTAGCGTCCTTAAACGGGCTTAAATCCACTAATAAACACTTTTCTGCTCCAAAGCGTCTTACGAGTTCTTTCTGGAGTATTCTACCATTCTCATCTTCATCTGTGGCGATATATATGTTTTTCGCCTCATCAAATATATCGTAGCAGTTGCTAATGCACTCTAGCTTTTTATCTATGTTATTATCTCCCTGGTTAGGAGCACCCATATTAACAGACGTATGGAATTCTATACCCGCTACTTCCCAGGACAAAGAATCCATTTCTCCTTCACAAATTACAATGGTATCACTTCCTTTACACCTATCATAGTTAAATACAATAGATTCACCGTCCTTAGACTGGGTAAAGAATTTACCGTCCAGTCCTCTGGTTTTATAGTTCTTTATTTCGCCATTCATGATATAAGGAAACAGTACGTTTCTATTATCCTTAGTTGATACTATCTTATTGGCGTTAATTACTTCGTTTGTTATTCCTCTTGAATTAAGAAACTCTCTACCTTGATTAGTTAGTTTCTTCATGTTTTTCTTGTCTGGTTTCTTGTACGTTTTCACTTGCTGTATATAATCTTCTTTAGTTTTAATCTTGCCTTTCCATCCACACTTATGGCAGTTATATAAGCCAAGGTGGAGGTTTACAGATAAGCAGGTGTCTCTGTAGTTTTCTTTACCGAGCTTTACACAATTAGGGCATTGTACTTTTTGCTCCTCTCGGTTGTTTTTCAGTTGTATTCCTAAATCCTTGAATGTTTGCATATAATATAATATATAATATATATAATTATATATACTTAGTTATTTATTATATATAATTTTATGTATGATATGTCTTTTTGACAGTTGGATGAACGTAAATCTTACGATCCTTTCCATACTTCCCAGTTGACTTTGTTTCTCTAATAATTAGATTCTTATCTTCTAGACGTGATAAAATACGGTACATGGTTCTATCCTCAATACCTAGGGTATCGCAAAGGTGTTGGTTAGATGCGTAACAGTATTTCTTCTGTGATAGACTGCATAAGTACGATAAAACTGCGTTCTCCTTGAATGAAAGTTTCTCGCTTGTAAAGTTGTTCTTAACACTTACAAATTTCGTATTACTCATTTTAAGACGTTTTAAGAGCCTAAAAAGGGGCAAGATATACTTACCCCTTATAGACATGGTTAAACTAGAAAGGAAGCCCATCTCCTGCGTTCACAGTGGCTTTCTGAGTGTTATTAGACTTATTGTCGTCTGGTTGATACTCATTTATCCATACGGAGTGTGTTTTTCCGTACTGGGTAACCTCACGGTTTTTCCCTACTGTTAGGCGAACATACTGCTCCCCGTTGTACTCAAAGAAGTGTTGGTCTATTTGACTCTTCTTCAATGAAAGATTAATGTAAAAGTCTCCACTTTGGACACCGTTACCGCAATACTTGCGTGGTTTTTGATCACTCATAATAACTAATTTTAAGATAATAATAATTTTTCAACTTCTTTGTTTACGGAATACTTTTGCTTAATATCAGCAATAGTGAACCCCTGGGACAATGCATTCTTAACTTTATTGAAGTTCTCGGTGTTAGGCTTGAGTTCCTCTAGCTTACTCACCATATTAGACTTCTTACCATGGGTATTGGTTGCGTCTGCATCTTTAGTATCATCAATCAAGAATAACCCGTTTAATGCATACTTTCTTGCATAAGAACTACTACTACCGAATGATTGAGAAATGTCCATACCCTTTCGATTAGGGTCTATTCCCGCTTGTGCCTTAGCATGCACCTGGGACTTACCATCAGACAATACAGCACACGCCTCAATGAAAGGAATACCTGCAATGTCTTTGGTTTCATCGCTAACCGTTAAGGCTAACTTATGCTCCACCAGTAAAGGCTTCAATGCCTCTAAGATGTCTTCGCAACTCCGGTAGTTATACTTACCAAAGTTGTTTCTCTGATTCTTTGGTGCTTTCAATCTCCCTTGAATGTCCACCAGTTTTTCATAAATATTCATAGGTGCAATATAGTAATTATTTTGCATATGACAATACAATATAAAAAAAGAGGGCTAACAAATTTGCTAACCCTCACCTTCAAGGAAAACGTATAAACTGGGAGATTTACGAAAAATCTACACTACAAATGTAGTGAACATTATTCGTTATATTGTAATTGTTAATAACTACTTGTGATGTTTATTTCCAATTATCTTCTCTGCACCCCTTGATCCGAAGTACCCTATGAAGACTAATTGTAGAAGTTCTTTCACTACAGATAGCTCTTCGATCTGCATATACCACCCGATAATAAAGGCAGACGTTAATCCCACTAAAGTAAGGGGTCTTACGTTCTGGGCGAGCCATGACCCACTTTTAGCATCTGCCACCCAGCGTTTAGTGATGCCATCGAATTCATGAATCTCCTGGTCTAGCTTCTTGAGAGCAATCTCTTTATCTGCTTCAGACATATCCGAACCACCAATAATGGCACGAACCACATTGCCGACAGGGGTATCGTTAGCAAGATTGCCAACAATACCGGGTATTTTCTCCAGTAGGAAACTTCCGACCTTAGTATCTTTAAAACGTTTTTTATTGCTCATTCTTTTTATGTTCCAGCCAGAGCTCCTGGGCTTGTTCTAAGGTTATAGCACCTTCTCGTAGTTGCTCCCGTATTTCGTCATACGTCATTCTACAGCATTCATATTCCAAATGAACGTCCTGTTTCTTCTCTACAAATTTCTTTTTGCTTAATGGGTGTGCACTCGCAGTCATCACCGCAAACACCATCCCAAGTGTAATTATTGCTTTCATGTCGTTTGTTTGTTTGTGCCATGAGTATGGCGTTAGTAAGTTTGTCGATACTTTTGCGTATCTCTTTTAGTTCGTTTCTAAGTCCGTTAGACTTAATTTTTATTTCGTTACTCATTTCTTCTTTGCAGGTTTATTTCTACCTTTTTTCTGCGCCCTAGTGCAATGACTATATTTACCTCTTCTATTTAAAGACTTGCCCATAGCTTATAGTGCATCCTGCTGTATTAGTAAAGCCAGATAACATTGGCATCTTTTTCTGGGTCATTATCAACGTGGATAAAGGTCTTTGCAATGCCAAACCTATTGAATCCTGCTTTCTGCAAACTGTCAATAATGATTGATCTGCTTCTTGAATCGGTGCAATGGATGTCAACCGCATATCCGTAACAATGGCTTGAGTATTTACTTCCTCCAATATACGCATTGTGTTCTTTCGTTCTGAACCCACTATTGATTCTAAAGGGAATCCCTGCAAGTGAACGTGCATCATCGAGCATTTGTAGAGTACTAGACTGCATACGACTACCACTACCAATTTCATCTGGGCTGTCAAATTCAGATATTTCAAAGTGTAACATATTATTTATCTAATATACTTTTAAATGCTTCGCTTCCTGCATTAATGATTTCTTTCTGCAAGTTAATCATCTGTGATTCGTAAGCATCTTTTTGTTCTACTAATTGGTCTATATGTTTTTGCTGACTTTCTACCTTAGATTTTAAATCAGCAACTTCATCTGGATTTCTACCTATGATGGCATAGATAACAACGCTTAAACTACCAACAATCATCCCTACAATAGAAACAATAATGTCTTTATTTTCTGCAGGAATAGAATTATTTGCTAAATATAACAACAATAAAATTACAAGGATAAAGATACCTGCTGCTCCAGAATAGTGTATTAAGTCTTTTCTTTTCATTTGATTTGTTTGTAGATTTTAGTTAAGGTATAGATTATGGTTAGTATTAAAACAACAGTTTGTAGCTGTGTGTTTATATTAGGCATAGAAGAAAATACTATCGCTCCTATATTCAATCCGTATATTCTCA